TTTATCAGTAGATGGTCAACATCCAACTATTGTGAAAATGTTTTTATCAAAGAAAATAAACTTTGAGACATTGATAATACTAGATGACATACTAAAGTTTACAAAAAAACTAAACAAAGATATTACAGAAAAGGTATTGTGGCCTAAACTATTTGATAGAATGAAAAGATATAAACCTTTTTTATCATACAATATTACAAAGTATAAAATATCATTGAGAGATAAAATTAAAGAACATGGATAAAGAAAACTTTATATTAGGATTTCAAATAGATAATGATAAATTATTAGATGGTCTTATTGACTATCATAAAAATAATCATGAGTACAAATATAAAAGTGAACAGACTACCCATGATATAGAAACTAAAGCATCAACCGATGTTAATATTCAATTTGTATCTAATAATAAATTTATCAAAGAATATACTAATCATCTTATAGGTGGGTTAAAGGCATATCATCAAAAGTATAAACACTTTAATCCTGAGTTATGTATTCAAGAAGGTTTTAATATACAACATTATGGACCTGGTCAAGGATATAAAAGATGGCACAACGAAAGAGGTGAGTATCAAATAAATCAGAGAGCATTAGTTTTCATGACATATTTAAATGATGTGCCTGATGGTGGGGGAACAGAATTTGCATATTATCCAGAGTTAAAAATAAAAGCAAAAAAAGGTTTAAGTTTATTATGGCCTACTGATTTTACACATACTCATAGAGGTATTATTTCTCAACATGAAAAATATATTATCACAGGTTGGTTTCATCATCTTGGTGTTGCAGAAACTAAAGCAACTATACTAGATAAGATGAAAAGGAGTAAATAATGAGTGATGTAAAAGTACAAGTACACACATTAGGTGAAATAATTGTTAAGTTTGAAATGCCTAAAAAGTTTATTGATGATATTAACAATGTCTTTGATGAAAAAGAAGCAACAACGGTAGATTGGACTACTCAACTTGCAGGTAAAATTAAAAAAGAAAAACTAGTCAATCATTTATTAGATGATAGTATAAAGGGCACTTTTCAAATGTGTTTTCAAGAATATATGAAAAGGTCAGGTTTAGTATTAGGACAAACACATCAAACAGTTTTAGATAACGCTTGGATAAATGATATGTTTGCAGGAGAATATAATCCTGCTCACTTTCATGCAAGTAAAAATAGTTTAGTAGGTCTTTCATCTGTTTTATTTTTAAAAACACCAGACACATATGGTGAAGAAATAATTAATCCTAAAACTCCATCAAATGGACATTTAGAATTTATAGGTGGTGCTCAACACTCATTATCAATATCACAATTTAGAACAAGTCCTAAAGTAGGCGACTTCTTTGTATTTCCGTACACACTAGTACATACTGTTTATCCGTTTAGTGGTACAGACCAAATGAGAAGAACATTATCATATAATTGTGATATAGTGCCTAAATCATTGGTAAAAGCAAAGTAATGAATGACGCAGAAAAAATAAGTCAGGAATTGATGGCTGCTGAAATTACAGAAGGTAGATTTATAAAAGCTAAACGCTGTTATGTTACATCAGAGGGTAAAAGGTATCCTGTGATTACACAAAAAGAATTAGATAAATTTGATAAAAGTGCTTGACAAAGGTCAAGTTTTTTGTTATAATAAGGTATATGCAAAGTAATTTTCATATAGATAATAATGTCGACTAATACAGACAAATACAAATACAATCATACATACAAGGAGATAATATGAATACAAGTATTGCGGCCCTAAAAAGGTCAAAGTCAAATCTAGATACCCTAGTCAGCGAACTAAACAAAGTTGCTGAACCTCAAAAACAACAATCAAACTCATATCAAGATGATAGATTCTGGAAACCAGAACTAGATAAATCTGGTAATGGTTATGCTGTATTGAGATTTTTACCAGCAGTTAAAGACGAAGATTTACCATGGGCAAGATTATGGTCTCATGCATTTCAAGGTCCTGGCGGTTGGTTTATTGAGAACAGTTTAACAACACTTAACAAAAAGGATCCAGTTAGTGAATCAAATAGTTTACTATGGAATTCTGGCGTTGAGGCAGACAAAGAGATTGCAAGAAAGAGAAAACGTAAGTTATCTTATATTGCAAATGTTCTAGTTGTTAGTGATTCTAAACATCCTGAAAATGAAGGTCAAGTAAAACTATTTAAATTCGGTAAGAAAATCTTTGATAAGATTACTGAAGCGATGAAACCTGAATTTGAAGATGAGAAACCTATCAACCCATTTGATTTTTGGGAAGGTGCAAACTTTAAACTAAAAATTAGAAAAGTTGATGGTTACTGGAATTATGATAAATCAGAGTTTGATAGCTCATCTACTGTAAAAGAAAATGATGAAGCTATAGAAGAATTGTGGAATAAACAATATCCACTAAAACCATTTCTGGCGGCTGAAAACTTTAAGTCATATGATGAACTAAAGGCGAAACTTGATAAAGTTTTAAGTGGCGTTAGAAATACTGGTACTGCTGAAGATGTTATGGACCCACCTACAACACCAACAGTTAGTTCACCAGTTGTAAATGAAACAGCAGATACTTCTACTTCGGTTGCTAGTGTTGATGAAGATGATGATGGTGATGAAACACTTGATTACTTTTCAAAATTAGCAGAAGAGAATTAATCTCTCCACCTGTTTCTTTAAGTTGGGGTTAGGATATTGAATCCTAACCCCTTTTTAATATTTAATAAAAGGGAAAAAAATGAAAATATTATGTATTTTATATGACGACCCTAAAGATGGAATGCCAGAAAGTTATCCATTAAGTGATTTACCTAAAATAGACAAATATCCTGATGGCATGTCATTACCAAGTCCAGTAGGAAGAGATTTTACACCTGGAGAATTACTAGGTTGTGTTTCTGGTGAATTGGGTCTTAGAAAGTTTTTAGAAGATGAAGGTCATACATTAGTCGTTACATCAGACAAAGATGGTGAAGGTTGTACAGCAGATAAAGAGTTAGTTGATGCAGATATTGTTATCTCGCAACCATTTTGGCCTTACTATGTAACAAGAGAGAAAATGGAAACTGCACCAAATTTAAAGATGGCAATTACAGCAGGTATTGGGTCAGACCATGTTGACTTGCAAGCTGCTATGGACCACAACATTGATGTTGTTGAAGTAACATATTGTAATTCAAGGTCAGTCGCAGAACATATTGTAATGATGATTCTCTCTATGGTTCGTGATTATCATACTCAACATAAGATTGTTAATGAAGGTGGTTGGAATATCGCTGATGCAGTTAAAAGGTCTTATGATGTAGAAGGTATGCATGTAGGCACAATTGCAGCTGGTCGTATCGGTTACGATATGTTAAGAAAGATGCATCCGTTTGATGTTCACCTTCACTATTTTGATAAACACAGATTAAGTACAGAAAAAGAACAAGAGTTAAATCTTACATATCACGATTCAGTAGAGTCGATGGTTGCAGCTTGTGATGTTATTAACATAAGTTGTCCATTACATCCTGAAACAGAACATTTGTTTAATGATGAGATGATTGCTAAATGTAAGAAAGGTGCTTATATAATTAATACTGCACGAGGTAAGATTTGTGATAAAGATGCAATAGCCAGAGGAATAGAATCTGGTCAATTAAGTGGTTATGCTGGCGATGTTTGGTTTCCTCAACCTGCACCTAATGACCATGTTTGGCGAAGTATGCCACATCACGGAATGACACCTCATACATCTGGAACATCTCTATCTGCTCAGACAAGATATGCAGACGGTGTAAGAGAAATTCTTGAATGTACGTTTGAAAATAGACCTATTAGAGACGAATATTTAATTGTAAAAGACGGAGACCTAGCAGGTGTAGGCGCTCATTCTTATACTAAAGGGACTTCAACAGGCGGTTCAGAAGAAGCTGCAGAGTATAAAAAGTAATTATATTATTATATTAGAGAAATAGGGGTGTTTCAGCATCCCTTTTTTTTAGCGTATTTAGCGTATAAATAAAGGTATGAATTTATTTTTTGAAATATTAGTTGCATTTGGTCTACCTGTAGCATCTGCTACAGTTATGGGTATTTTTATATACATGATTTTGAAGTATATTCTAGAATCTGTTGTAGGTCAAGTAAGCAGTATTCATAGTATTATCATGGCACTAGATAACAGAATTAAGACTATGAATAATGACATGATAAAATTAGACTTACTTATATCTCACGCCTTAAAATTAAGACCAGACGAGGATAGAATCTCTAGAGCGGACGGAAAGAAGGACGCCAGGAGAGATTAAATGTCAATAATAGAAATTTTAAACCAATATGGTTTTGCCACTTTGGCAGCAATTGCTATGGGTTGGTTTATATATTTCATATACAAATTTACAACAGAAAATCTTAAAAGAAAATTAAGCGAAGCAAATACAGCATTGATTGGTCTACTTGATAGAATAAGAATGCTTGATAAGGACCTTATCAGATTGAGGTCAAAATTGAATACAGTATTAGAAATGCAAGAAAATCAAAGAAAAAATTCAAAGAGAAAAATAAAAAAGAAAACAAAGAGAATATCAAAGACAATTACTTGATATTATAAATATAAGTATGAAAACACTACAAACGTGGAGAAATGTAGTGTTAGTATCATTTCTTTATGTGTTATTGGTGGGTCCTAACACTCTTACAGCAAGCGAACTAGTACATGAGTTTAGCAATCCATCCTTTAGCGGGAATGGATATTCTAGTCATGTATTATCTATCGAACAATTACAACATAACAGAAAACAACAAAACAAAGATGACTCCAAATCAGCTGCAGCTGCAGCTGAAAGAGCAGAAAACAATACTACAATCAACAAGTTTATTAAGAACGTAGAGAGTAGAATTTATGCTAACTTATCAAAACAGTTAGTTGACAATATGTTTGGCACTTCATGTACAGGTACTTGTCCAACAAGTGGTACT